GCTCTTTCTAGTAAACTAACTCGGTACTCGTTTGTTGTGCCCGCTACCCATGTTTTTAAATGCTGGCTACATTGCTTTACGATGCTCTTAACGCGAGCAAAACGGAGGCTTGTTCCACAGGGCACCTCATGCCCCCGTGGGAGTCAGTAATCACAAGCAGCCATAGCATCTATAGTTTCTACACTCTGATTTGGAGATTTGAAACATTCTTCAATGCTATCATAGGACAAATTGTAACGTTCACTAAGAACTTCTGCTATGTCCGGGCTGATTATGTGATTATTGACTCCTTTATTTGCTTTTACAGAATATTTCTCAGAATAATCTAAAATTACTCTCTGAGTGGCATACTGTCGAACAAAATTATACATAGAAGGTATCATGGGATAGTACAACATTCCTGTTGCAACATCGCTCATGAATTGAATTCTAGCTTGTTCTTGAGTAAGGTTCTGATATGAAGGTATGGTTGTTAAATCTTCAATCGGAGTTACAAACATCTTAAAAAGACGTGAAGGTAGTAACACAAATTGATGGGCTCCTTCCAAATCGGTACAGATAACCATTTTAAGAAAGGTTGATCCTGCCATTTGGGTATGAGTTTTAGCTTTAACTTCCATCCCTAAATATTCACACGAATGTTTCATTGCTGCAAAGCATTCAATAGGATCAATTGGAGATTGATCACCTTTGTTTGCTTTCTCAACTAAATATTCGTATATTCCATAAGTCAAACAATACAATGTAGTTAATGTATTGCTAAGCGTGGTGGTTGATATACCGGTGGGTAACATACTATACTTTCCAAAATTTATTTTCATATTTGTTCTGTTTTTATCAGAATCTGAAAAGCATACGGTACACGAAGTTTCTATTATAGTTTTAAGGTTCACTGAAACTTCTCGAGGGAGGCCAATTGAAGAAAGAGCATCAATAATGTGATGCAGATTCGCTGGTGACTGAGCCTGATCGTATGAAGAAAAATCGCTTTCATACACCCACACGTTAACGCCATTGCTATAATAGACCCAACTATCATCGCCTGCTGCAAAGATGTATATTACACCATCTTTTAGGCTATTGATAATTTCATTTAGCTGTGATGGTGTTTTCCCTGAACCGAACACCCATCTGATTTCTTGATTTAATAAAAAGAACCCTCTTGTTCCATCAAAATAACCAGCTAAAAATTTATAACAAGCATCAACCCAAGGAGCAGTGCAAACCACTGCATACGCTCCTACATCGACTACTGGACGAGCTTTCTTCATAGCACCTTCTTTGAATTTGTCATATAATATCTCTACCTTTGGAAAAATCCTGTTCTTGATTTCTCGAATGGGTATAATAAAATTAGAAATATTCTTTGCTTTTACAAGGGCTGAACTATAAAGAGATCTCTTGTGTCCATCTTTTACTCCGGATATCCAGGCTGTGGCTGCACTTTCATCGACTTGAGGCATGCCAGGTATGTTAATGATTCCTGCTTGTTTAAAAACAAACATAAGTGGAAACTTAACAGTGGCTCGACCCCAATTCATTGTGGCTACATCCATTTGTATTGGAGTCTTCTTGAGATATCTGTTAATAGCTAACATCATATTACCCCAAGTAGAACCAACACAATAGTGTTTCGTATGAAATGATAAACAATTTGTATAATATTCATAACGCACGTAATGTGTGTAAGATTCATAAAAATCGTATAGTCTATCTATTACACTATATTCCAATCCATACCTGATTTCATCGACACCAGGTCTTTTAGGA